AACCGAAAAGCCTGCAGCGCGTCGGTCGAGATGCCGACGCTGTCAGCAAGCTCCCCGAGCCCGCCCACTGCATCGACGGCCCGATTCACGAAGTTGGCGATCGCACCGACCGAGAGCGCCGACAGCACGGGCCCGAGTAGGGACAGCGCGCGGCTGGCGCCCTGCGCCCCGGAGACGATGCGCTGAAACGCGCGGTCGCCCTGCTCGCCGAGCCTATCGAGTTCAGATCTCGCCTGCTGCGCGCCTTCGACCGACAGCCGCAGCAGGAAGCGACGCACCGCGTCAGCCATCGCGCCGCTCCTTGGCCCGCTTCACCTGCGCCTCTGCCATCCCGTCTGCGATCGCCGCCAGCAACTCGGCCGCTACCTCAGGCGCGTCTCCGAGCGCCTGCGCAATCGCTAGAGCAGCAGCCATATCAATGCGCACGCCAGCCATGTCAGCGGTCAGGCAGGCAAGCGCGGCACGCCAGCATGCCGTTCCATCGACGGTTTCCGGAGCATGCTCAACATACGGACAGCTCAGGCCGCACTCGCGTCCGAGAGCAGCGCATCCTCGGCAGTAGTCTGGCCCGCCGCCGAAGTGCCATCCGGCGCGGGCCCTGAGGCGTTTCCCTCCGCTTCGACCGCGCGCAACGGAGTCATGACGGCATCGAACAAGGCGAACGCCATCTCCTCATGACTCAGGAGGACCTCGATCGCCTCCGGCGTGATGGGGACCGCCGCGCCATCTTCGTCCACCACGTTCTCCCAGGCGCGGATGCACTCGCGCCCGAGCGCCTGGATGGTGAGCATGAGCGCCACGCCACGACGCAGGTTCTCCTGCTCTGGCAGCTCTTCTTTGCCGAGCAGTTCGAGCGCGCGTCGTCGGGCCGCCGCCTGCGCCGCCGCGACCATGATCGTGGTGATGGGCGCAACCAGCAGCCGAACGCCATGCGGCAGTTCAACCCACCGCTCCTTCTGCGCGAGCCGGAACATCAGGCGTAGCTCGCCACACCGTTGCGGAGCGTCACGGTCATCATGCGACCGGCAGCCGCGTCAAAGGCACAGCGGAAGTCGAAGGCAGCTTCGATGCCCTGCGGGCCCTGGATCGGCGTCTTGGCAAGCGCGAGATACGTCCGGTGCAGGGTCACGGTGAGACGGCGCTCTGCACTCATCCGATACTCGAACTCAAGAGAGATCGGCGTGTTGTTGGCGGCATCGTCGATCAACACCGTATTCTCGAAGCGACTCGTGACCTGCCCTGTGGCACGGGAAAGCCCAGGATCGGCACCCTCGATCTTGAAGTCGTCGCGGATGGTGCGGACGATCTCGATGCCGTTCGAGAAGTTGAGCTGGCCGCCGGTGATTTGCGCGAGTGCGGTGTTGTTGCGGCGGATCACACCCTGCGCCTTGTTGAAGGCGACGTAGTCGCGGGTGGTCGGCGTGCCGGCGGAGGATGTGTTCGAGCGGGTCGCGCTCTGCGCGATCAACCCGAAGGTGGCGGTGGCAGGTCCAGACGGCGAGAAGTCGATCTGCCAGGTATCCGCGCGTACGCCAGACGAGACGGCGTAGTTGGGCACGTCCGGCATGGCCTGCTCGATGCTGTTCGATGGCAGCGAAGAGGCGCCGGAGACGAAGACGTGCTGGAAGTCGGGCGCGGTGCCGGTGGTGGTCGGCGGCCCGAGAAGCAGCCGCAACCAGTCGCCGATGAATTCGAGATCGACCGGCACTTCGGCCCGACCCTGGACGGTGACGATGTCGCGGAAAGGCGGGGCGACGTCGCGGTTGGTCGCGAGGCCGATCACGTCCGCGTCGATGAAGGGCTGCTCAGCGCCGAGGTCGAACGAAAGGATCGGCATCAGCCGCCAATTGCCGCCCGGCGGCGTGCCGTAAGTAGCCTCGACCGCCATGTGGATCTTGCTGTTCGCGCCAATGGCACGGGGCATGGGAACCTCCGAAGATCAGGAGAGCGGGGTCTCGCTGGTGGTGAACCAGAGCGAGACCGGCACGGAAGCGGCGCGCACGGCTGCGGCGCCGTCGAAGTCGAGGTCGTCGAAGGAGGGGCTCTCGGGCTGCGCCCATTCGACCGCACCGCCGAGCGTGCGGTCTGCGGCGACCGCAGCGGCGACGTGCATGAGCAGCACGTCGAGCGCGGCTGCGCGCGCTTCGGGTGTGGAGCCGGGCGCCGCGACCACGACCTCGGCCACATGCCGCACCTGCCAGCGCAGCGGCGAGAGGATCGCGGTCTCCTCGGCCGTCTCGCCGTCCTGGACCACGACCAGCCCGCCCGACGGGAGCCGCTGCGGCACGGTCTCGCCGCGCAGCACCTGGGGCGGGGGCGAGCGCGAGGCGAGAGCGTTCGAGAGCGCGGTATGCAGCGCGGCGATCGCCGCTTCGCGGATGCTCACAGCCATCCGAGGATCTCCGCAGCCCAGCGCCCGAGCACATGGATGACGGCAAGCGCGAGCAAGGCGACCAGCCAGCTGAGCACGACGCCGATCAGCAGCAGCGCCAGGCACCGCCGTGGCGAGAGCTTCTCTGTCACGAGGTGATTGCCTCCCATTCGCGCACGACCGCGGCGGGCAGGCGCGCGAGCGCCCGGTGGCCGGCGCCGCGCACGTCCAGCCGCTTGGCGAGCGTCACCTGCGGGATGAGCAGGAACATCGGCACGAAACCCTGCGCGAGCAGAGCCTGTTGCCAAGCTGCCGCACCCTTCCGCCGCCCTGTTGCCACTGTCACCAGCCCGCCAGCGATCAGCGGCGCGCGCCTTCGCCCAACGCTCTCGCCCTGGCGGACCGGCAGGCACCAGACGAAGCCTCGCCCTGACCGGAACGGCCGCAGGAAGGCCTGGCGGCTCGCCACCATCTGCTGCGGCGTGACGCGCAGACCCAGATTGCCTCGCCCGCGCCGCCCGCGGGCAGCATTGAACCCGGTAGGGATCGCGAGGAACCGCGCGCCCCGGGCACGGATCGTCGCGCCGTGCTCGAAGGCGTGGATGATGGTGGGCACCTTCGTCCAGACGGTGCCGGCCGCGCGCAGGCTCTCGCCCGATTGAGGGAACACGCGCGACCGCCAGGCATTCGCGATGTTGCGGCTGCGATCTCCGAACGCAGACTTCGCCTGCTGGCGGAGCTCGGTCTTGAGCCGCTCGGTCTCGGCCCGCACCGCGCGTGTGACGGCACGCTCGCCGGCGCGCAGTTCCTCTTGCAGGATCTTGGTCAGGCTCGTGCCGATGGATGCAGCGATCTTCATCAGCGGACGTTGCGCAGCGCGTTGGAAAGGTCGCGCACGGCATCCCGGACGTCGTGCATGGCCTGCAATGTCTCACGCTGCAGCGCCATGATCTGATCGTCTTTCTTCTGCAACCGCTCTTCCATGCGGTAATGCCATCGCAGCAGCAGGCCGATGAAGAAGAAGCAGACCAGTAGGACGGCTGGGCTGCTTTCAATCAGCCTGGTGAGCAGGGCGATGTCGCTCTCGTTCATGTCCCGCAGGCGCCTCGGATGCGTGCGCGCAGCTCGCCGTAGTCGTCGATCATGCGTGCGAGCACGGAGTCAGGCGGCAGGACAGCCAGCTCGTCGGCAGCGCGCCGCTGGACCTCGGGCGGATAGGGCACCAGCGCCCGGCACAGCAGTCCGTCAGAACTGGCCGTCCCGCAGCCGGCGAGCAGCACCGTCAGCGCGATAGCGAGCTGCTTCCGCATCGGCTTTCTCCTGCGTATCGATGCGCTGCTTCAGCGCGGAGCGCTCGGCGTCGCGCGCGGCGTCACGCCGGCCTTTCAGGTAGATCGCGCCCACGGCCGCGACGGCAGCAGCGAGCGCCGAGAGCTCGCGCCAGAACCGGCCCAGCAGGGCGCTGATCATCGGGCAACACGCTGCTGCCGGAGCCAGCGCTGCCAGATGAACCAGGCGGCGACCGCGACAACCGCGCACGCCACGGTCCATGGCCCGAGTGCGCGCAGAACGGTGGCGATCCCCTCGACGTGCGGTGCGACCTGCGTCGCAATCTCGAGCACGGCCGTGCTGCCAACCGCCGCTGCTGCTGTCCCGGCTGCTGCTTTCGCCGTGCCGCTATGCGCGAGGCCAGGCTGCACCAGCCCAGCCATGCGCAGCCCCTCGGTGAGGGTGGCGTCGTCGTAGGGCTGGCCGCCGAGCTCGACAGCGATGATCGCCTCGACCAGCGCCCGCATGGTTGCCGGGTCGTGCACGTCGATCGCCACGTCGCGCCCCACGCCCATCCGCCGCGCCACCGCGGTGACGTAGGCGTCGGTCTTGTTCTCGTTGGACGGGGCGTAGCGGCCGATGATCGCGCTCAGCGTCCGCAGCCCGTGCCGGTCCTGGTAGGCTTGGAGAAGCACGGCCAGCGCGCGGATGCCGTGCTCGTGGCTGACGAAGCGGCAGAACCGCCCGTCCGAGGGTGGATCATCGAGCCCCAGCCATTTGTTGGACGGGTTGTGCTCGATGTTGCCGGGATTGCGGTTGCGCCAGCCTCGGCTGGCTCGCGGATCGATACGGCTCATGACTCTCTCCGGCAGAACACGCGCCACGCCACGCCGATCGCATCGCGCTCGGCGTGGGTGACGATCAGAACGTCAGGACCGATGGCGAAGGTGTCGGCGGCGGCGAGGTCCGGGACGTCCGCCACCGCGACCGTGAGCACGTCGGTGGCCTGGATCACCGCGCTGTCGAAGGCGGCCGCCACCCGATCGGGCGACGACCGCACCACGCGCACAGCGACGGGCGGTTCCGCACCACCCGCGCGCCATTCCGCATTCACCGCCACATGCGGATCGTCGAGAAGGTCGCCGAGCGCCGCGGCGAAGACGTCCACCTCAGTTCGAGGAGAAGATCCGCACGGCGAGACGCGGCCGCTTGTTGACCGGCAGGATCGAGGCCTCGGTCTTCACCTCGATCGCGGAGCCGTCCGGACGCGCGATCTGCCGTGCATAGATCGGCAGGCCGACAGTGTTCACCGTCTCGATCAGGTTCGCCGGCGCGCCATAGGTGACGAAGGTATCAAGCGTGCCGAGCGGGAAAGCGATGCCCTCGCCCGCCGGCACCAGCTTCTCGGTCGCGCCCGTGGAGAGTGTGACGGTCGCGTTGTACTCCTCGAACACCACGCCGGCGAAGGGGAAGCGCCGGCGCGTGTCCTCGCGCAGCGGCTGGGCTCCCGTCGATGCGTAGTACTTGTAGGCCTCCTCGACCTTGGCGTGGCCAATGAGCTTGTCGAAGAACTCCGGGCTGACCAGCGCGTGCACCCCGGTCATGGTCTCGCCCTTCAGCTCCTCCTCGACCAGGCGCAGCAGGGTCCGCACCTTCGCCTGGACGTTCGTCGTCGCGGTGCCGAGGACGAAATCCACATCGAGCTGGGTCAGGCCGAACTCGGTGAAGTAGTTGTAGAGCGTCGCCCCGGCGCCGTCCTTGACGATGCCGCGCAGCGCGTTGATCTCCATGTACTCGCGCGTCTGCGCGTGCTTGACGCGCATGCGGGTGAGTTTCCGCTCCATGACGGTGGCGAGCGGGTCGGCCGCGTCGGCCACACCGAAGCCGCGCACGCCCTGAATGTCCTGGGGCGTGATGACGTCGTCGTGCGGGATCCAGGGCACGGTGAAGGAGCGCATCGAGCGGAGGTCGCGGTTGGCGACCGTGGCGGGTCCGCCGAGCGGCACGGTGGGGAGCAGGTTCAGCACCCCCTCGGCCTGCTCGATGATCACCGAGCGCTGGGTGACGCCCTCGAAGCGGAACAGGCTGATCTGCCCGAGGCGGGTGTAGACGTTGGGCAGGATGTTGATGGCCTGGGTCATCTCGGCGAGCGAGTAGCCGCCGGCGTCGAACGGATTGATGATGGCGACCATCGGTCGGTCTCCTTCGGGTAGAGACGAAAGCGGCGCCGAGGGGACCCGGCGCCGCGCATGGCGTGGATGAGTGAACGTGCTCAGGCGGTATCGCGCGGGACGATGCCGGCGGCGGCGAGCTGGTTGTGCTTGGCGGCGATCTCGACGGGCTGGTCGACCGAAGCGTCGAACACCAGCGCAGCCTTGGAGACGATGGCCGGACCGCGCGCAACCGCCACGCCGGTGGTGGCGCCGGAGGTGGCGTCGACCGCCTCGATCAGCACGGCGACCGCGGTCTCAGCGCCTTCGTCGCCCGTAACCGTGGCGGCCGGCGAGAGGCGATGGATGCCGGAGGCCGTGATCCTGCCGAGCACAGCGCCAAGCGGATAGGCGGTGCCGCCCTTCAGCGTCACGACCTCGCGGGTGTAGTTCCCGTTGAGCTCGTACTTGAGCAGGTCGCCGAGCGTCGGATCCTTGGTCAGAACGGGCATGGCGTTCCCTCCTGGTCAGTGCTGCGCAGCCGCGGCGCGCTCGCGCGCACGTCGGACGATCGGGCTTTCCGATGTTCCATCGGATGCGGGATTGGACTTGGCGGTCACGATCGCGCTTGCTTCAGCGCGTGCGGCCAAGGCGTCGAGGACAGAGCGGCGCAGCGCATGGGCAGAAATGCCGCGCCGGATGGCGTCGGCTGCATCCACTGCAACGCCGAGGCGGGTGGCCTGTGCGGCCACCTCGGCGATTTCCGCTGCGGCGGCGCGCGTGGCCTGGTCCGGCGGTGCCGGCGCAGGCTCAGGCGGTGCGGTCTCGGACGCCTCTTGCGGCGGCTCGTGCTGCGCCTCCGTTTCGGGTGCATCATCGGGTTCGACCGGATGGGTCATCGTCCTTCTCCTGGCAGGGGTCTGGGTGGTGGCACTGCGCCGGCGCAGCGGCGGTGCCAAGGCAGCATTCATGTCGGCGAGCGCGGTCTCGACGGTGCCGATGCGATCGGCGAGACCGATCGCAACACCGGTGCGGCCGCGGTAGATCGCCGCCTCGGTGGCGCGCACCGTCTCCGGCGCCAGGTTGCGGTTGCGCGCGACCAGGTCGACCAACTCGCCGTAGAGCGCATCAACGTCCGCCTGGATCGCCGCGCGCGCAGGGTCGGACAGAGGCTGGTGCGGATTGCCGTCGAGCTTGTGCGCGCCCGCATGGATGAAGGTCCAGGCGAGCCCGGCCTTCGCATCGGCGCTGCTCTGGTCAAGGTGCGCGGCGACGATACCGATCGAGCCCACCTCGCCGGTCCGGGTGACGTAGATGCGCTCCGCGGCACTCGCGATCGCATAGGCCGCCGAGGTCGCGCTCTCGCTCGCGACCGCCCACAGGGGCTTGCCGGCGGTGGCACGCAGCGAAACCAGCCGGTCGACAAGATCGAACATGCCAGCGACCTCGCCGCCCGGGGAGTCGATCTCCATCACCACGCCGCGCACCGACGGATCGGCGAGCGCGGTCTCGATCGCCTCGCCGAGCTCGCCATACACCGACGCGCCGAACAGCTCCGTCAACCAGTCGCCGCGCGCGACCAGCGGACCCAGCACCGGCACCACCGCGATGCCGGCATCGGTGACGGCATAGCCGCGACCCAGCGTTGTCCCGCTGCTCCGCGGCGCGCGGGCAACGTGGCCAGCCGCGAGCAGCGCTTCGAGTGCGCGCGGCGCGATCGCCAGCGGGCGGCTCCCGAGCCGGATGAGCGCTGTCTGCAAGGATGTCATGGAACCTCGGAACGAGAGGTTGCAGCCGTAGCCGTCTCCTCGTCGGCATCGCCACCCTGGCGCAGCGCACCCGGCGTGGCCCCGAATGCCAGTCCGAGCCTCTGCTCGCGCGCGCGATCGGCGGCGATCTCGGCGTCCACCTGGTCGGCGTCGTAGCCGCGCTCGGCCAGCGCTTGCGTCCGGCTCTTGAGCCCGGCCTGGATCTGCTCGATCTCGGCGCGCGCGTCCTTCAGCGGATCGACCCAGTCCCAGCGCGGCGGCAGCCAGGCGCACCCGATCCAGTCGCGGCGGCGTGCCTCGTAGTCAGGCAGCTTGAGCGCGCCCGCCATCACCGCCGTGTCCATCCAGCGCACCCAGACGCGCCGGCAGAGCTGCCAGACCATCACCGCATGCTGATACGCGTCGACGCGGCGGCGGAACTCGAGGAGCGCGAGCCGCGAGTTCGAGTAGTTCGCGCGCACCATGTCGTTGGAGAGGTAGGCGTAGGGGATGCCCAACGCCGCCGAGACCTGCAGCAGCGTGCGGTACTGGAACGGCTCGTAGGTCTGGCCGACGTCGGCCGGCGCCGAGGTCTGGATCTCCTCGCCCGGCTCCAGCATGACGATCTGGCCGGGCTGCAAGTCCATCTGCCGCTCGCCATCGGCGCCATTGCTCTCGGCGACGTCGAACGGCTCGGCCGGCGCCGGGGTGGTGATGAACAGGGCGTGCATCGCCGCGACCTTCTTCCGATCGAGCTCGGCGTCATCGTACTGGTCGAGCAGGAAGAGCTTGACGATGCCTGGGGCGAAGCGGGAGATGCCGCGCAGCTGCCCAGCGTCGACCGGATCGATCACGTGGATCACCTCCGCGGCCGGCACGCGCACGGTCTCGCCTGCGAGTCCCGGATCGGTGGTGTCGCCTGGATGGCGACGCAGAAAGTGATAGGCCACCCTCCGTCCGATGCGATCGAACTCGATCCCTTGACGGATGACGTTGCCGTTGGGGGCGACTTCGTTGCGGTTGAGCGGCAGCATCTCCGATGGAAGCATCTGGAGTTGCAGCGGCACGACGAGCCCGTCCTCGGGGCGGCGCGGTCGAAAGCGCAAGAACACCTCACCGGCGATGAACACTTCGCGCGCAACCCGGCGCTGCTGGCCGTAGAAGTCGGTGAAGCCTTCGGCGTCGCTCTCGTCAGTCCAATCCAGCCAGAGCCGCTGCACCTGTGCCTTGATTGCGCTGTCGGTGATCAGCGAGGACGGCTTGATGCCGCTGCCGACAACGTTACCGGCCCAGGACTCGATGGCGTTCAGCGCGTAGCCGTTGTTACGCACAAGCCAGCGAGCGCGCGCGGTGATGTCCGCTCCTGCGGCGGCGATGAGCGCGTTGAGGTGTGCTCGACTTGGCTGGAAGTGGCGCAGCCGACGACCGGTTTGCCCGGCCTCGAAACCGCCGATCAGCGCACCGACGCGTCGACGCCAGCGCGAGAGCGCGGCCAGCATCCGAGCCTACAGGCCCTTGCTCGCGGCGGTGCGGACGATCCGCCGCCGCGCACCAGCAGAGGCATCGGCGATGCGGCGTTCGAGATCGGCGATCGCCGCGGCCATCTCGGCATCAGTGGCGTAGGTGATGCGGCGGCCCTCGATCTCAACCGTGCGCACCCCGCGCCAGCGCGCCTCGAGCAGCGCATCGCGACGCGCGGTCATCTGATTGATATCCACGGCATCACCTCAGCGCAGATAGGACGGGGTGAACACGCGCCGGCCGCGCGGCGCACGGCGGCGGAGCACGCCGGCCGAGGGTGGCACGGGATCGGCAGCATCCGACTGTTGGGGCGCTGACGCAGACACGGCATCGCGGTGTCTGGGCGCGACGGGGTGCCCATTGCGCGAGCCCGATGGGAGCCCGACCTGCGCCTCGAGATCACGCCACGTCACCTCGGTCCAGCGATCGGCTCCGGCGATCCACGCCGCGGCGCGGGCATAGACGCGACAGTCGAGGACCTCGTTGCGCTCCCTCAGCTTCTGCCACTCGAGCCGGGCGAAGCCGCGCTTCGTGCGCACGCTCACCAGCTGCTCAGCGACAAGCTGCTTCACCCACTCCGCTTCCATCCCCCGCGGCAGGTGGACGTAGCCGGGCGGATAGGCGGTCCCCGCGGCGAGCTCCTCGTCTGTCGGCCGGCTCAGTCGCAGAAAGCGGTAAGTCTCGCTCTTGAAGGTGGCGACGGCGACGGTCCAGAGCCGCACACCACGGCGCAGCTTGCGGCCGCCCTGGGTCACATCGACGTAGCTCGGGCCGACGATCGGCGCGACGCGGTTGAACCCGTCCACGCCCTTCACCGGCACGACCTGGGCATGTCCGGCGCGGCGCGCCCAGGCATAGACCGCAGGCGCCTCGTAGCCCGTGTCAATGGCAAGCTTCGCCAGGCCCAACCGCGCGCCGCTCGCGTGACCCGTCGGCCAGGTCTGCCCCAGCAGCGCCGTCAGCCTGGCCCATGTCTCGGCACGCTCGGGACCGCCATCGATCACCACGTGGTCGACGAACCAGCTCTCAAGGCCGCGCCCCCAGGCCCAGATCGAGACCTCGATGCGGTCGCGCTGCACGTCTGCGCCGGCGGTGAGGAACAGACCGCCAGCGGGCACCGTGCCGATCGGCCAGTCCTCACGCCGCTCGTAGAGCCGCTGCCAGTCCGGCGCCTCGCCGCTCTCCTGCCAGGTCTCGCCGAGCACCGTGTTCTTGAACGTCTTGATCGCACGGTCGTCGCCCTGCGCCGCCTCCCAGGACCGGGCGATCTCGCTCCAGGAGAGCCAGCCGACCGGCGAGTAGAGCGCCGAGATGTGGAAGCCGATCGTGTGCGGATCGTCCGATACAGCCGTGGCGCGCCATTCCCCCGCGGCCAGCATCGCGGTCTTGTGCTGCTCGCCGATCGGATACTCGCACGCCTCGCACAGATACCGCGCGCTTTCCGGTTCGCCCTTCCGCCAGACCAGCCGCTCGAACCGCAGCCACTGCATCGCGTTGCAGCGCGGACAAGGCACGAAGAACCGACGCTGATCGGACGCGAGATACTCGCGCTCGATGCGCGACAGCCCAGCGATGGTCGGCGTCGAGACCAGAAAGGTCTTGCGGCGCCAGCCGAAGGTGCGGGCGCGCGCCTCGGCGAGCGCGATCGGGTCTCCTTCCCCCTCGACGTCACCCGGATAGGCATCGATCTCGTCGAGGAACAGGAAGCGGGCACTCATCGACCGCAGGCCCACGGCGCTGTTCGCGCCGGTCATCACCAGCTGCCCGCCCGGGAACTCCTTCGAGAGCTGGCGATTGCCGGAGTCCCGCGAACGCGCGGGTGCCACCCGCTCGCGGATCGCGGGCGTCTCTTCGATCAGCGGATCGATGCGCTGGTCGGAGAAGCGCTTGGCGAGCTCCGTGGTCGGCTGCACCGCGAGCATCGGCCCCGGCGCGTGGTGTACCACGTAGCCGATCCAGTTCGTCCCCACGGTGGTCGCACCGACCTGCGCGCCTTTCATGAACACCACGCGGCGCGCCGGGTGCGACGGCGACAGCGCGTCCATGATCTCGCGCAGGTAGGGCGTGCGGGCGGTGCGGTAGGGACCCGGCTCGGCGGAGTCCCGCGAGCCGAGCACGCGATGCCGGTCGG